AAAGAAATGTTAGGATATATTAGAGGTAAATATTCAACAGTACCAATCCCCGGAGATTCAGTAACATTAAATCAAGGTGATTTAGTATCAGCAGCTACTAGTGAAAAAACATCATTAATAGAAAGATTAAGATCATATTTTGATGAAACTTCTCGTAATTCTTTAATGGAAAGAAGAGCATCAGAAACAGAAAACAGAATAAAAGAATTGGCAGCAGTTCCTTATCCAATTTATATAGGTTAATTATGGCATTATTCGGTGGAGAAAGAGATATAAGTTTATTTAGACATGTAAACAGAGAGTTACTAGGGGATATTATAACTCAACAATGTGCAGTTTATAAATTTAAAATCGAAGAAACTAAAGTAAACATTTATGGTGAAGCAGCTGAAGAAAAATATTATATGGGTCCTGTTTTATTTAATGTGTTAATAGAAAGACAAGATCAACAATTTCCAGAAACTGATTTAGGTACTGATTTTAGTTGGGCAATTGATTTTAAATTTTTAAGAGATGATTTAGTTGATGCTGAAGTAGTACCTGAAGTAGGTGATATTATACTTTATGAAGAAGGATATTATGAAGTAGATGATGTAGTTACAAACCAATTATTTGTAGGTAAAGATCCAAGATATCCTAATAAACCTAATCCATATGAAAATGATTTAGATAAATTTGGATATGATGTTTCAATAATTTGTAAAACCCATTCTGTTCCATCTGATAAGGTAGGAATAAGTAGAGAAAGATTAGTATAATGGCAGAAAGAGGAAAAAGACCAATACCAAAAACACAAAGGAAAATAAGTGAAGAATTACAAACTCCTTATGTAAATCCAGAAACTGGAGAAACTAGAGGTAATCCCAATGATGCTTTTGTAAATTTAAAAAATAGAGAAAATCAAATTTCATTTAAAGGAGATACAGTAAAACCTTTTAATGTTGGTTTACAAGATATTGATGGTGCTGTATTTTATTATTTTCAAGAAGTAATTAAACCTACAGTTTTACAAAATGGTGTAAGACAAAATGTTCCTGTAATTTATGGTAATCCTGAAAGATGGAAGCAAATGCAAAAAGATGGTTACTATAGAGATAAAAAAGGTAAAATAATGATGCCTTTAATTACTTTTAGAAGAACTAATATTGAAAAAGTAAGAAATATAACAAAAAAATTAGACGCAAATTATCCTAATAATTATAATGTATTTAAAAAACTTTATAGTCAAAAAAATGCATATGATAAATTTAACATATTAAATAATAGAAAACCTACAGAAGATTATTATGCAGTAGTAGTACCAGATTATGTTACTATGAATTATGAATGTATAGTTTCTACTTATTATGTAGAACAAATGAATGGGATAATAGAATCTATTAATTATGCAAGTGACTCATATTGGGGTGATCCTGAAAAATTTAAATTTAGAGCTAGAATTGATTCTTATGCTACTAATGTAGAATTACCTAAAGGTGCTGAAAGGGTAGCTAAAAGCACTTTTAGCATAAAATTATATGGTTATATAGTTCCAAATATTCTTCAAAAGGATTTAGCATCTTTGAAAAAATATCAAGGTAAAGTAAAATTAGTATTTAATCCTGAAGTAGTTGATAGTTTATTTAATGATGATTCTACAAGAAACCCATTTGCAATACCACATGGTCCTTTTACTGAATTTACAGACCCTCCAACAGGTGATAATCCTTCAGGAGAAACGAATCAATAATTGTATTTTTAATAAAAAATTCAATATTTATAACTGATAAAAAAATTAAAATAAAATTTATAACATGGAAGAAAAAAAAGTTTTAACACAAGAAGAAATTGATGGTTTAAAAAATTTAAAAACAAAATTATTCAATTTAACGACTGCATTAGGAGAATTAGAAATAACAAAACTAGATCTCGAAAATAGAAGAAAATTAATTGAACAAGGCTTATCAGATCTTTTTAATGAAGAAAAGGATTTAGCAAAAAAGTTAGAAGAAAAATATGGTAAAGGAAATATTTCTTTAGAAACTGGTGAGTTTTCAGCAATCAAATAAATTTTTGAAGAACTTTAATATATTTATGATAAAAAAATAAAATAAAATGGCAGAAACTTTAATTTCCCCGGGTGTATTAGCAAGAGAAAATGATCAATCCCAACTAACATCACAACCAGTACAAGCTGGAGCAGCTATTATAGGACCAGCAGTAAAAGGTCCTGTTGAAATTCCAACTAAAGTAACTAGTTATACGGAATATTTAGCTAATTATGGTAGTACTTTTATTAGTGGATCAGATGAATTTACTTATTTTACATCTATATCAGCTTACAATTATTTCCAAAATGGAGGTAGTACTTTAATAGTAACAAGAGTAACAACAGGTTCATTTACAGAAGCAACTAGTTCTTATATATCAGGTAGTGGTATTGGAGCAACAGGAACAGAAGAAAATAGACTTGTATTAGAAACAATAGGTGAAGGTGAATTGATGAATAGTTTACCTGTAGCTCAAACAGGAGATACTATTACAGATGGCTCTAATAATACTTTATCATCTGGATCAAGGGATAATCTAAGATGGGAAATTGCAAGTCCAAATACAGCATCAGGAACATTTAGTGTTATAATCCGTAGAGGTGATGATACTAAAAAATCAAAAACAGTTCTTGAAACATTTACTAATGTGTCATTAGATCCAAAATCTACAAATTATGTAGCAAAAGTAATTGGAGATCAAAAACAAGTACTAAGAGGAACAGGAACAACAGATGTTTATTTACAAACATCAGGATCTTATCCTAATGCTTCACGTTATGTGAGAGTAAAAACACTAACAAAAACTCCAAATTATTTAGATAATGCAGGAAATGCTAAAAATGAATATACAGCATCAATTCCATCAGCAGCTAGTGGTGGATTTGGATCAGCTATAGGAACACTATTTGTAGGAGGTGGAGCAAATTATTATCAAAATATAAATGATACAAATACACAAGGTTTAAAACCAGCAACAGATTATGCAGATGCAATAAACTTAATGGCAAATAGAGATGATTATAGATATAATCTTCTAACAGCACCAGGATTAGTTTATGAAAATGCTACTAATGCTACTCAGTTAAATACTATGATCTCTAATACAGAAAATAGAGGTGATAATATTATTGTAATGGATCTTGTAGGATATAATTCAACACTTATAAATGTAACACAACAAGCAGCTTCATTAGATACTTCATATGTAGCTTCATATTGGCCTTGGTTACAGATATCAGATCCAGATTCAAGACAACTAGTTTGGGTTCCAGCATCAGCTTTAATACCAGGTGTTTATGCTTATAATGATAAAGCCGGAGAAGCTTGGTTTGCACCAGCAGGTATTAATAGAGGTGGATTAGGAACAGTAAGACAAGCTGAAAGAAAATTAACTCAAGCTAATAGAGATACATTATATACTGAAAAAGTAAATCCAATTGCTACATTCCCAGGAACAGGTGTTGTAGTATTTGGTCAGAAAACATTACAAACTAAAGCATCAGCTTTAGATAGAGTAAATGTTAGAAGATTATTGATT